GCACAAATCAGGGCAACATTATTTGTGCAAAGTTTTTCGTCGCGCAGCCTTGACAGGCGCGGGAAAGTGTGGTATAATTATGCCAGTGAGAGGGAGAGAGGAACCCCGAAAGGAACCCTCTCACGGGACCCGGAACCGCGCGATTCAAGGCGACGGGACCCGGCCACAGTGTGGCACCCACCACACGGGCACGGCGCACGGTGTACGATAAAGGACACACGGCGACACGGCCGACCGGGTACGCTCATGTGAGCGGAATGTGCGCTTGACAATCGAATACAGGAGCTTTGACAGTAATCACGCCGTGACCCCGGAAACGGGAGAGCGATGACACGTCCACCAACGGAGAGAGCGCAAGGCGCTGGGCGGTAAAAGCTGTCAAGGTCAGCCGTTCCTCTTCTGTGAAAAAGTGTCTGAAGAGTGTACCCCGCCGAGAGGTGTAAAATCTTGGCTCCGACTATGGAAGGAACGCCGAGAGGGGAAAGCTACTCTGTTGAAATCTCATTCAACAGAATGTCACGCTGAAATGCGACGAAACAGGAGAGCAGTCAATGACTGCTCTGTCTCACTCTCGCAGCAGAGCGAAAAATTTTATACAATCAAAGGAGATTCAGCCATGAAAACCCAGTTCATCACCCGCACCATTAGTTACTCCCGTATCCGTATCACCACCACCGATCTTGACACCATGGAAATGAATACCCGTGAATGGACGGTTCCTGGAGATTTTTCCGATCTCACACCGCGTGATTTGCTTAAGGAAATCCGTGATACTCTTGAGAGCGATAAAATCAGTGTAGCCGCCGCAAAAGTTGTAGGCACCACCACCGAAAAGCGTATCATGAGCCTTGACGATTTTATCAAGTACAGTACAGTAGCAGAGGATAAGAAAAAAGAGGAAAAGAGCGCAGAATAATCTGCGCTCCTGTCACACCAAAAACAGGAGGAAAAAATCAATGGTTTGGGTCTATGAAGTTATCAAACCGGAAACAGGGGAAATTGTAAAGGCGTATTCAACGCATTGTATTGATGAGTTCAAAAAATTGTGTAATAAAGTGGGCATTATTTATTACGGGTGGTATGGTTATTTTGATGAAAACGGTCGAACGATAAAAGCGTGATACACACTCCTAGGCAAGAGTATAAACTGCCTTTTTGTCACACCTCGCAGAGGGAAAAAATTTCAAATCAAGAGGAGATTTTATCATGAAACTGTCTGCTATTCTTTCCGCTAAATCTGAAGTTGCTAATGAGATTGAGTACAAAATTGAATCTCTTAAGCATGAAATTAAGTCGAATATTGAATACTATGATGGTTCCGATATTCCGGAATGGGTTCTTGAATCTAATGCACAGAATGAGCTCAAAATCAAGTACTATGAATCACTTTTGAAGAGCGTTCCCGGGCTGAATTAATCAGCCCTGTTACACTACAAACAGGAGGAAAAAACAATGTTAAAAAGAGATTTTGAAATGCTTAAACATGCCTATGCAGAATGGAGGCATTCTACAAAGACTTCCATTGAATCAGCATACAAAACCGTCTTTTGCTAAGATAGACGCCTATAATTACATTTGGGCGGAATCTAAAAGACTGAAAAGCGTGAACTTGAAAGTCGTTCATGCGTCCTGTTTTACCTTCACATGTGGCTATACATTTTTTGATGTAGACGGTACTGAAATTTTTGTCTATCATTTACCCACTAGAGTTTTAAGCATTCCGGTATCCGATTTGTGTGCTTAATGCGCACATGTCACACAAATTACAGGAGGAAAAAACCCATGAAAAACTGCAATCTATTATATTCGGCATGGCATTATAAAATAGCCATTATGTATAAGGTTGAAGATAGACAGTATTACGAAGATTTTGATGTAATTACTCGCAAAAATTATGGCGATATTCATGAACAGTTTGCAGAGTTTATTGCACGCGATTTGAAAAACTTTTACCATGGTTATGTTGTTAGTATTATTTCAGTAGAAGTTGTTGATCTTGAATGTTTGAATTGGTGAGATTCATATCTCACCATGTTACACTAAAAACAGGAGGAAAAAACATATGAAAACCGAAAAAATGAGCGTTCGCGACTTTATCAAACTCTCCGAAGATATTGACGTTTATGACAACTACACCGGGGAATTAGGCATTGCTTTTTGTGGGCCTATGCTCCTTACGGAGGAAGGAGAAAAAGAATTCGGAAAAATCTTAGATTTTGAGATTGAAATAACTCGTGATTATCATTATGGTGATGTAGCAATAATCGACGTTGATTCTCCCGATGAAAAAACACGGGAAAAGAATCTCAAATTAGCCATCAGATTTTTTAATTCATTAGCAGGGTATTGCGATGACGAAGATTATGAAAAGTGGTTTATCGAGGGCGAATAAAATTGCCCTCTGTTACACTATAAACAGGAGGAAAAAGCAATGTCAATTCTCAAAGATTTTATCTTAGCATACATTTACTTCTTTGGTGGTACAAAGAAACAAGCGATTAAGGTATTTAAAGAAACAGACGAATATTATCACAGAGAAGTTATTTATGGATTTAAAAATAATGCAAAATCTGTGATGTATTTAGACTAAATGCTCGTTATTCTACATTTATAAAACACGCCCTTATTGGGCGCAGTTACACTACAAACAGGAGGAAAAAATAATGGCAAAGTACTACAAAGTAAAGCCCGAATTTGACGGTCGCGTCTTAACCTATTTTGTTCCCGATGGGCGCAAAAAGAACGGCTTTAGAACTGAAAATATCGAACTAGTAGGAATGGAATTGTTACCGCCTAAAAAGTGGAAACAAATTACCGGATGTTATCCAGAATCATTAGATATGTTTGATGAAGTCAAGGTAAATATCTATAATGTCTATCGTTCTTTTGGGGTGCTTTTTAATATTAATGACGAACAAATAATTTGTGGTGAATATATTACATTATGGAAACAAGCAAGGAAAGAATTTAATCTTTATTATTTCCTTTATACAGGAAAAAAGCCTGATTCAAAGTATGTCAACGCAATGAGTATTGAAACCCTGCAATTTGGCGTTAATTATTACAGCGAAAAAGCATCCCAAAGGCGCACCAAAGAATTTTTAGAATATTATCAAAAAATACATACGGAGGGCAATGCTTAAAATGTTTGAAATTCTCTTATATCTTGAAATAGCATCTTTATGTAATGCTAGCTCGGCTTATTGGGCAATTTTTACAATTATCTGTATTGAAAAAGTATTTAAATTCGTAATATGGTGCTTTAGCAAAGACTGACAGCTTCAAGCTGTCATGTCACACTACAAACAGGAGGAAAAAATAAATGTACAACACAAATTGGTTTGCTGATGAGTTCATTCCTAGTCTTTACGAATACTATAGCAAAATGAAAAGTGAATCAGAAGACGATAATCGTCCTGTATTCATTTCCGAAAAGCAATTCAACATCATAGCAAGGAATTGCAATCAGCTTTCAGACGGCACATACGAAGCCACTTTTGACGGCTTAACATTAATTTCTTCTGACGGTATGAGCAGAAAAGGTACTAAATTCTTCACAATTCGTTTTGAAGACAAATTTATGGAAAAATATCGTAAAATAGGTTCACAGATTCTTGAGCGTTTAATTGAAATCAGAGACGATGGTATAGAAAACCTACAAGAATACGCACAGACATACTACAACGCAATAATGGAACTTCTTCATATTACTGAACTGGATATGCAATACTTAGATTATGACGAATTTAAATCACAAGTCGATCACGCAAAAGAACTTAATACCTACTATGTTTCCCTTCTTACAGCAATCGGAAAATTTATAGGATGAACGCGTTATTCTACAAATATAAAACAGGCCCACATTGGGCCACGTTACACTATAACAGGAGGAAAAATATGATAACCAAAAATTACAAAATTTACGTTATGACTAAGCGTGAATCTCGTAATGTAACACTTTCCTGTGCAACAGAAGACGAAGCAGTTTCCGTTGGCATTGTATTCTTTGATAAGTATGCAAATTTTATCGGAGATTGCGTTGTCGTTGCAATAGAAAGGGGATACGGTTATTCCCTTAGCATTCGTAAAATTGAACTTAAGGAGGGTTTAAAAGTTGAAATCACCGTTTTATAAGTTCACAGGTTTTGAAGCAAACATTCAGCCGAACCGTAATGATAATGAAGATTTCTATGGTATTAAAAGGCATATTGACTGCAATGAATCTAATTTGAGAGATAATGCTTATCAATTTATTGCAGAGGATGTATTGGATGAATTATGGCAATATGAAAATCCTGTGGCTTATGTTTTTTGTAACAGTAGATTCGCCATTTCCCGGGTGGTGGGATGATATTTTATTTGCAAGGATATGGATTAACGAAAACCGTGAGCCTTGTGCAGAATTATTAGCCAATTGGGAGGACTTATGATTATCTTCAAACTTCATCCTCATTATAATCGCAAAGAAATTCGTGCTTTAACAGACATGATGCGAACCATCAAGGATGAAATTCATGAAGCGTCAACCTGTACATACACTCGCAAAGATTGCCGTAAATGTGAATACCGCAACCTCTGCAAAGATGTAACCAATGCAGTACATCACTTGAAAAATCAGTAAAACCCGAATTAACGCTTTCTTAACACTATGGCCATATTGTATCAATATTTATATGGTACAATGTGACCATAGAATCATATGGTAGTTCTGACGGTTCAGATTGTGGGCATTTTAGTTCAACTCTAAAAACTACCACAAATTCAAAAATTCAGCCCACAAATAGCGTTAAAAGGAGCGCAAATACCAATGGCAAGACAGCCGCAGGTGACAAGAACAATCACCACCACAAAAGCCACCGTTCTCGTTGTAAATATCGAGACGGGAATCTCAGAGGAACGTGAAGTTTCTGTGCCTCGTGTTTTTACGAAGGCTAAGAAACTGCGCGAAGCTGTTGAAGCGGTCGTAAATGTTGGCAATGAAAGACTTGCCCACATTAAGTCTACCGAAACCGTTGAAACGCTTTACGGTATGTCTGAACAGGACTTCATCAATCATGCTAAGATTCTTCCCCCGAGAGGAAGCAAAGAAGACGCCACCGAAAACACAGAAGAGAATAACTAAAAAGGAGAATTAAAATGGAAAACTATTCTGTTAAAATCGCTGAAACCACTCATGATCTTACTGCTAGAGAAAAGATCCTCATGAAGGACACCACCAATGCGCACAAAATTGATGATGCTGTTGATGAATGCAAGGATCTTGGAACTACGCTCATTATCACCCCTGTTGATTATGTTGTTCTTAATGTTCACAACGAAAAGAGCAAGGATCGCAAGGATTATAACAATTATCTTATCATCGCAGACGATGGAACTAAGTATGTAACTGGTTCTCCCAGTTTTTGGTCTTCTTTCAAGGAAATTTGGGACGAAATGAAGGAAGAATCTGATGAACCGTTCCAGATCGAAATTTATAAGGTGCCCTCTAAGAACTATAACGGCAAAGATTTCATTACTTGTTCCATCATCTAAAACGCTCAAATTCGCATAGCAGTTAAGGGGAAAGTTAATACTTTCCCCTTTTCTTTATAGGAGGTTTGTGATGGCTAAATCTAAGAAGCCTAAATCTAAGAAACCTAAATTAACACCATCACAAGAAAGATATGTAAATGCGGTTAATAATTTAAAAAAGCGTGTAAAACGCGCAGAAAAATCCGGCTTTATATTTCCAGCGGATATTATTCCTACATTAACGAATTTGCCTAGACGAATAGGAAAAGCTGTTATTGAAGCTGTTAAAAATATCCGTTCCGAAAAATTATACGAAAAGGCAACAGGGTTTATTAGTCAGGGAAAGAAAATACCCGTTTCACAAGGTGTTGAATTAACAAAAAGAAAAAGAGAGTCAATCTGGACAGCAAATCTTCCTAAAAAAGGCAAAGCAATAATCGCACAGCAATACGAAGATGAGCAGTTAGCACATGGAATTCAATTATTAGCGGAATATAATTCTTTGAATGAAGAGCAGAAAATGGATTTTATTCGCGCTTTATCCAATGAAGATTACGATGCTTTTACGTTAGCTAAATCCAGATACGGGGAGGTAAAAAATGGAAGAGAAGAAATTCCTATTGGAGGGCAAGCAGAGCAATCTGTTTTACCGGATGAAGGGTCTGAATCCTACGAGGATTACGACGAACAATGGGAAGAAGATCATCCAGAAATTGTTGAGCTCGAAAGAGCAGAGATTGAAGCAATTAGAGAAGCTGAAAGAAAAAAGGCTAATGAAGAAATAACAGACAAGAAAGTCAAGGAATGGAAGAAAAATTATGAGCGTCAGAAAAAATTGAAAAAATCAGAACGTGAATATATTTATGATGGCGACGCTATTTATGCCGGAATATTATCAAGGATAGAACAGTTTGAATCCGATTATAGAGCAAAACCAGATCGTTTTGATAAGCATGGTAATAAGGCGGCTTCTGTCAGCTTTAAACAAATGCTGAATAACGAGATAAGAACAGAAGGTTTCAATAATGTTATGAGAAGATTGGATGGGCACGGAATTGAAATAGATACTGCCCTAGAAACAATGCTTTATGATTCGGATGAAAATAAAGTGTCAGCGGCTTTAATGCAGTTAGCCGAAATAATTAAAGGCAGAGTTTTAACACAGCAAGAGTCAGCAGAAATAACAGCGACATCGGAAGCGTTTAATTATGATGAAGCAGATGAACAATTAGAAAGGTTTCAGATTGATGAACTGACATGAAAAAAGAAGTAAAAGTTATGGTGGGTGACTTTGAAACCACCGTCTATAAAGGGCAGAAAACAACAGAGGTTTGGGCGTCTGCCTGTGTAGAACTTTTTACGGAAGAGGTTCATCTTTTTCATTCGATTGACGATCAATTTAAATATTTTGAATCATTATCAACAAATATAGTATGTTACTATCACAATTTAAAATTTGATGGCGAATTTTGGATTTCATACTTATTAAATGTCGCTGGTTATACGCAAGCATATACGCAAGATGATGAAAATGACATAAGCACAATTCATTGGATGAAGCCAAAAGATATGCCATGTAAGTCTTTTCAATATTCCATTTCATCAATGGGGACATGGTATAAAATTGTAATAAAAACGCATAACAAGATAATAGAACTTAGAGATAGTTATAAATTATTACCTTTTAAATTAAAGAAAATCGGTAAATCCTTTAAAACAAAACACCAAAAGCTAGAAATGGAATATAAAGGGGTGCGTTATGCAGGGTGTTACATTTCGCCTGACGAAGAAGAGTATATTAAAAACGATGTTTTGGTTATTAAAGAAGCCTTAGAAATAATGTTTGAACAAGGGCATAAAAAATTAACTATTGGTTCCTGTTGTCTTGCTGAATACAGAAATATTATTGGCGGTAAAACATACGATGAATACTTTCCGAATATGTATGACATAGAAATAAATGAAGAATTATATGGTTCTCCTAATGCCGGTGAATACATACGCAAATCTTATCGTGGAGGGTGGTGTTATTTAGTAAGAGGAAAAGAAAACAAAATATACACAAATGGAACAACGGCAGATGTAAATAGCTTATATCCTTCTGTTATGTCCTCTGAAAGTGGTTCAAAATATCCTGTTGGATTGCCTACATTTTGGAAGGGTGACTACATACCAGAAGAGGCGAAAGCGTATGATAAATTTTACTTTATCAGAGTAAAAACAATGTTTCATATTAGAGAAGGAAAATTACCGTTTATTCAGATAAAGGGAAATTTACGTTATAAAGCAACAGAGATGCTTGAATCTTCCGATATTTTTGATAAAGCAACAGGTGAATATAAGCAATTCAGAAAGACAATCGATGGCGATATTGTTCCTACATACGTTATTCTTACAATGACAATGGTTGACTGGGAACTTTTCAAAGAACATTATTACTTGCTTGAACCAGAGATTCTTGATGGGTGTTATTTTTATGCTAAGATCGGCATATTTGATGAATACATTGACAAGTATAAGAAAATAAAAATAGAATCTACAGGAGCCTTACGGGAATTAGCAAAGTTGTTTTTGAATAATCTTTATGGAAAGATGGCTTCAAATACAGATTCAAGTTTTAAAGTTGCATACTTAGATGAAAACAAAGTAGTAAAATATTTCACCGTAAATGAACATAACAAAATGCCGGGTTATATTCCAGTTGGCTCAGCCATTACATCCTACGCCAGAAACTTCACAATAAGAGCCGCTCAGAAAAATTATCACGGCCCAGATAAGCCGGGTTTTATTTACGCTGATACAGACAGTATTCATTGTGATTTAATGCCTGACGATTTGGTTGGCGTAATTGAAGACCCTAAAGAATTCTGTTGTTGGAAATTTGAAAGCTGTTGGGACAAAGGATTATTTGTGAGACAGAAAACATATGTTGAACATGTTACTCACGAAAACAGAGAACCGATTGAAGAGCCTTATTATAATGTTAAATGCGCAGGAATGCCAGAACGAAGCAAGAATTTATTTTTAAAAGCAATGGGAGAAAAAGTAAAGGAGGAAGAATATACAGATGAAGAAAAAGAATTCTTGAAAAAAGATTTACAGCTAACAGACTTTAAGCGCGGACTAATAGTCCCCGGAAAACTAATTCCGAAGAGAATCCCCGGCGGGGTTTTACTTACGGAAGTACCTTATGAAATGAGGAACTAAAATGCTTCATATTTTTGTATCATTAAGATGTGAAGGAAAATCCTATGATGAAATGTGCTTAGCACAGAAAGCTATTTTCAAGGCATACAAAGAAGAGAAAAACAAGAAGCATAAAGATGATTTAGATTTAGTTGAAAGCCTTTTTGAAAATTATGCTCCCGGGGAATCAAATCGTATTGAATTTTTAGGAAAATCAATTACAAAAATGGGTGATGCCGATGTCGTTTTAATTCCTTTAGACTATAGAAAATCTAAGGGCTGTACAATTGAAGCCTTGACAGCAAAAATTTATGGATTATCTATTGTGACTTATCTCAATGATAATGGCAATCATGTTTATTTTCTTGACGGGCTTCTTGAAACATTTTGACGGAGGATTTATGAGAAGCGATACGAAGATTTTAAAAATTAAATTTCAAGGTGAAATTTATAACATTGAAAAACATGGTGACTGGTTTGATTTAAGAACCGTTGAAGATGTACACATGGAACGAGGGGACTTTCTTTATATTCCTCTTGGTGTAGCAATTGAATTGCCAAAAGGCTATGAAGCTATTGTAGCGCCACGTTCTTCTACCTTTAAAAATTTTGGAATCATTCAAGCTAATTCCATTGGCATTATTGACGAGGATTATTGCGGTGACAATGATGAATGGCATTTCCCCGCTTATTGCGTGCGAAGAATCACCGACATACCCGCCGGTTCAAGAATTTGCCAGTTTAGAATCATTGAGCATCAGCCGAATGTGGCATTTACAATTAGCTCAGAATTAGGAAATAAAAATAGAGGTGGATTAGGGAGTACAGGCTTATGAAAATTTCTCCTATTAAATTCAAAAATTTTGAAACGAAGACCGTAGACGAATTTGATTCTTTTGCAGATCGGTATTACGGTTATAATTTGCTTATTTTAATAGCAACTAGATATGATGAATCGGAAGAGTGGCATTATAGCTATGAACTTTTATTGTGGGATGATTTCAGACATATTTGGCAAAGCGACTGGTACGAAGGCCACGGATATGTTGAGTATTTAGGTGGGGCAGTTTTGGATTACTATGAAAATGAGGAAATTTCATGAGCAATAAAAATGAGATTTTAAATAAAGAATACTCTTTTAGCTTTGATGAACTTAGAAAAAACCGTGTTGAAATGTCATACTATAAGTACGGCACGTCAGCTATCAATTTTGGGAGAAGGTATGTAAACGCGTTGGGTAGTATGACAAAATGCGTAAACAAATATCTTGAAACGCACAATAAAGAATATCTTTGTGATGCCGCAAATTATCTTATGTTTGAATTCATGTATCCTTATTTTGATGATGCTTATTTTAAATCAACAAACAGCAAAGATTCAGCAGGGATTGATGGTTTATCAATCAAAGAAATTGAGCAAATAAGAATGGAGGATGTATGACTTGCCCTGTATGCGGTTCCGAAACCAAAATTATCGATTCGGGAAGTGATGTTGATATTGTCATAAGAAAAAGGCAATGCGTAAATATGCTGTGTCGATATATTTTCACTACTGTTGAAATTGAGTGTACTAAAACAGATGAAGAAAATACAAATAAATTACTCAAAGAAATTAGAAAGAAGGCTAAAAAATGATTGAATTTTCTCACATTCAAATTGATGGATTTGAAGCGGCTATTAGAGGTATGAGAAACCCTATGAATAGTTGGGATGAAAGCGATAGCAATTTTAACACGAATATAAATGAGCATCATGTGTGGTTTGGAGCTAATGATAAAAAGTTGATGCTCTCACTTGTTAAAGCAGGTTCAGACCACAGAAAATTTATGCGAATGATAAATGTTACTATGGATATTAAAGCACCTCTTTATTGGTGGAAAGAATTTGATACATATAAAGTCGGTACAGTTGCAAATTCTTGTTCTACTATGCACAAGATTAGTGCTAAGGAATTTACACTTTTCGATTTTTCACATGAACATTTAGGTGCATATAGTTTATATTACTTGAATAAAACCATATTTGCATTGAATCGTGCAAGAGAAAACTATTTAGAAACTAAAGAGAAAGATGATTGGTGGCAAATGATCCAGCTTTTGCCATCAAGTTATAACCAATTAAGAACAGTACAGTTAAACTATGAAGTTCTATACAGTATGTATTTTGCAAGAAGAGATCATAAATTAGACGAATGGGTTTATTTCTGCTTAGAAATTACAAAGCTACCCTTAATGAGTGAATTTATCAATGCGAGGTAAAAATAATGTTTATTAAATTGCATGAATATTCTACAGGAAAGCCAGTGATTATAATGGTAGACAGAATTAGCATAATAAGGATAAAAGCTATTTGGAATTTCTGCAATGCTTTCAAATCAGATGATACAGTATGTAAACCAGATTATGTTACCAATATTATATTGAATGATTGTTACTATCCTGATAAAGGCAATAAAAGAAAAATTGAAATAGATGTACAAGAAAGCGTTGATGAAATATATAAAGTTTTAGAATACTCAGGCATAATGAAAATATAAAAAGTCCCTCCCTTCGGGGAGGGGCTTTTTTCTTTTGCCCAAAAATAAAAGGGGCAGAGTTTTGTGTACTCTACCCCTGTATCTATAAGGCACGGTATCCTAAAGCAAACAGTCATGAATGAAAAGCGATAGACGGCGGTATATTTCACCCGGACTTCCCGCCCCGCTCATTAGGAAATGCGTACCCAGATACCTTAATAAGATATTGCCTTTATCAAGGCTTCTTTAGATTTCAAATCTTGAAATCTAAAGCATCCTTTTTCAAAATAATACCTTAGATTCGATAGGAAAAGCTGATTGCTTCTTAGCATTACATAATTTATATTATGATCGTCTGTTGTTACAGACACTCTATTTGGATTATTTATATCAGCTCTATTTGAGCAATAAATAATGCCGGAATCCGGATATTCTCTAATGCCATAGTCACACTGTTTATACCGAAGAGTACAAAGATATCTGCTTTTTCCAGACGGTTTTTCAATGAATGCTGTGTTATCATTTAGATACACATTTTCGGAAGCATAAGCAAGATATTCATTCTTTGCAAAAGCCCTGTTAAATGCAGACATTTTTAATGCTTCACTTGCTCCTTCAATATATGCCTGTTCAAGTACAAAACCGTCCCCTCTCAGGAACTTTGTATCATGCTTTAATCTTTCGGAAATGCCTAAATCAGTATAATAAGGATTTATAATACTGACGGTATTTGAAAGCATAAAAACAGGCACGTATCTTGACTGTAAACCTTGTCCTCTGGCAATTGAATTATGTACACTAATAAACTTTGTTATTTCATTGGAACAATAGTGATTAGATTCAGACTGAAATTCGTCAAAAATCATTCTTGAAATATCCGAAAATAGATGGGAAAGTTTTCTTATTTGGTCAGAACTATTTATAGTTATTGCATAACCACAAGAAAGACCATCATATTCATCGGGGTCAGATTTACGCTTAATAAACAATTCATGATAAATACCATTCGATTTTCTTTCACTTCTCATGGTAAAATCAGGAAAGAATAAAGTGCCAATGTCTTTGAAAAATTTATCGGCTACATCGTCTAATTCATAGTTAAACCTATAAAGTAAACCGAATTTTTCTTTTTCATCAAGAAACTTTTTCGTTACATGCCTATTAAACCATGTCGTTTTACCGGCACTTCTGTTTCCTGTACACAAATAAATCTCAGGCTTTTCGCCTTTGAGGTCTTTCATTGATAATAATTTGGTACCATCGTAAAACATTTTGCATTACTTCCTTCATAATTTCCATATTTATTATACCACAATACTGCGACGTTGTCAATAGATATTGGCAAAATTTTTATAAAGCCCTTGACAAACCCGAAAATATATGCTATAATAGCTATAACGGAGGTATGAATAATGGCCGTATATATCACAGTTTTTGCTTTCATTGCGTTTGATGTTCTCACAGGGCTTATTAAGGCTTTAGCAAAAGACGGCCTTAATAGTACCATTTTAAGAAAAGGCATGTACCATAAATTATCAGAAATTCTTACCGTTGTCGGCGCAGGTCTTTTACAGTATGGTGCAGATTATATTCAGCTTGGCGTTGATATTCCTGCATTAATTGGTGTTGCAAGTTATATCTGTATCATGGAACTTGTTTCCATAATTGAAAACCTTGCTATGCTTAATCCTTCATTATATAAGTTATTCAAACCCTTCCTTAACAAACTGAAAGAAGAGGATAAAAATGACAAGTCTACTCCTTCCGTATGAAGGTAAAGTAAAACTTGAAAGCAGATACGGTTACAGAACGCTAAACGGCGAGACAAATTGGCATAATGGAATTGATTTAGTTGGCCTTGAATCTAAGATGATCATAGCACCATGCAATGGCATTATCAAATCCTCTACAATCATTGAAGACCACGCAAACAAAACGTGGGAGTGGGGGAATTATGTAAGACTGGACAATGAAGAATATTCTATTTTTATGTGCCACATGGCAGAACGATTTGTTCATGCAGGAGAAGCAGTTACCACAGGACAGCCTTTAGGGCTTGAAGGAAATACAGGCTATTCTTTCGGGTCACATTGCCATTTTGAAACCAGAAAAATTTCAAATGGTATCACTGTTAATCCTTGTGATTTGCTTGGAATTTTCAATGGTTATGGTATTCTTGAAAACGAAAAGCAAAAGCCGCCCTATCATGAATGGTCAGAAGATGCTATTAACGATTTCCTTAAAAGAGGGATTCTAAAGGGATATGAAGATGGGGACCTAAGACTTAATCGGAATATCACTAGAGAAGAAACTGTTGTTCTTATTTACAGGGCTTTAAAATCATATGGCGATATCGAGTAATTTAAGTGTAATCGCCGCTATTTGCGGAAACTTCTATCAGGAAAGCACAGTAAATCCGGGAATATGGGAAAATTTAACTGTCGGCGATCCGGGTTTTGGCTTAGGACAATGGACAGATAATCCGCCTACTGTAATGCGCAGAACCGCTCTGTTTGACTGGCTGGATAATAACGGTTATGCACGCGATTCCGGAGACGGTCAGTTAAATTTTCTGGTATATGAAAATTTATGGATTCCTTCTCTTATAACGCCTTCCGCATATAATACGCTTACTGATTATTTCAATAGTACCGATACAAATATTACTAATTTGGTATATGAATTTATGTACCATTGGGAAGGTATCAATGACGGGAGTGATACAACAAGATTAAATGCGGCTTATCATTTTTATGATGCGTTCATCAATGATGATGGTACAAGATTGCCATGGTTCACTGGGAATTATTATCTAACATTAACGGCAGAAAGCACAGATAATGCGTTAAGAATTAAAGATTTCTTCTTAGGTGCTACGCCGCCGACGCCTCCTGTGCCGCCACATAAAAAGCATAAAGGCTTACCGCCTTGGCTGATATATAAATTAACGAAAGGAGTATAAAATGCGTGCTTATACTGTTACAGTTTCGTATACTTTAGGCGGAACAGTACAGCCGAATTTTGTCGTTAGAAGACGTGCCGCTACTTCTGCTTCTGCTATTGCATCCGTTACAGCATTATTTACAGGTCTTTCCAATTATTATGGCACAGATGGCAGAAACTATTTAAATGTACTAAGTGTTGTTGCTTTAGAATTAGTAGAAACCACCAGTGGCAATAACAGTACAAATAACGAAAACGAAACGGAGGGCGAATAACATGCCTGTACTTACCAAAGAACAGTATTTCAACCGAGTGCATGAGATGGTGGGAAATGATACTAGTGACAAGTCCATTTCCTTCCTTGAAGATATGACAGATACTTTCAATGATCTTGAAAAGAGAAGTCATGGAAACGGTGAAGATTGGGAAAGAAAATACCACGAATTAGATGAATCGTGGAAAGCAAAATATCGTCACAGATTCCTTAATTCTGACGGCGGCAATTATTCGCCTATGAAAGAGGAAGAAAAAGAAGAAGTAAAAGAAGTCACCATCAATGACTTATTTACTAATAAATAAGGAGGAAATAACCGATGCCTACTATTCCGCTTGTACAGAAATTATCCGCTAGTTCCGAGGAAATTCTTAATGCTATCCGAAATAGTGCTTCTGCAAATTATCAGAACTACGTTCCGGTTGCTAGTATTTCTCAGGACAATATTCGAGAGATCGGTCTTGTCATTATGAATGATGCCGTTCTCCAGAATGAATTCCTTAGTTCTCTTGTGAACAGAATCGGTAGAGTGATTGTCACTTCTAAACTGTATTCTAATCCTTGGGCAAAGTTCAAGAAGGGTATTATGGAATATGGAGAAACCATTGAAGAGGTTTTCGTTAATATTGCAAAGCCCTTTGAGTATGATCCTGCTGTTTCCGAAACGCTGTTCATGAAGCGTGAAATTCCTGACGTTAGAGCCGCTTTCCACGTGCTCAATTATCAGAAGTTTTATAAGGCTACTATTCAGAGAGAACAGCTTAGACAGGCGTTCCTTAGCTGGCAGGGCGTCACCGATCTTATTGCTAAGATTGTTGACAGCATGTACACCGCCGCAAACTACGATGAATTTCAGGTTATGAAGTACCTGATCGGCAGACATATTCTGAACGGCCAGCTTAAGGCTGTGCAGGTTGCTACTGTTACTAGTGCCAATATGAAATCCATTGTTGGCACCATTAAGGGCACTTCCAACAACTTTGAATTCATGAGCAATAAGTATAACCTGACTGGCGTTCAGAATTATACGCTCAAGGATAATCAGTATATCATTGTCAATTCTGACTTTGATGCTGTGATGGATGTTGAAGTTCTTGCTTCTGCTTTCAACATGGACAAGGCTGATTTCATGGGACACAGAGTGCTTGTGGATTCGTTCGGGTCTATCGATAATGAAAGACTTGCTCTTCTGTTTGCAAATGAACCGAATTATACTCCTCTCACGGATGCAGAACTTACTGCTCTGGATGCTATTCCCGCCGTGATTGTTGACGGGGATTGGTTTATGATCTATGATAACATGAATCAGTTCACTGAAGATTATAACGGTGAGGGCCTCTATTGGCAGTATTGGTATCATGCATGGAAGACGTTCTCTATTTCTCCCTTTGCAAATGCCGCCGTTTTCGTCCCGGGTGCTCCGTCCATTACGAGCGTTACCGTTTCCCCCGAAACTGCTGTGCTTATGCCCGGACAGTCCCTGCTTATGTCCGCTACTGTTGTTACTGCTAACTTTGCGTCCAAAGCTGTCAATTGGACTGCTACTGTTAGTGGTGCTGAGGATGCGGAAAATATCAGCATTTCTCCGCTCGGAGTGCTTACGGTTTCTCCTAGTATTACGGAGGGCACCGAAATTACCGTTACTGCTACTTCTGTATTCGATTCTACGAAATCCGATACTGCTACCATTACTGTTTACGATTCTACGCCTACGCCGTAATTTGCCCAGTGGGAGGGCTGATACCCTCCCATTTTATTTGGGGATGTGGTGGAACTACGGTAGACACAGGAGACTTAAAATCTCCCGCCAAAATTAGAGCATATGGGTTCAAATCCCATCGTCCCCATCTATTTATATTTTCGGAGGATTGATATGTACATTTATCCGAATACGACAGTAAAAATTCTGCATAATGTCTCTTTAAACAATGACTATGACCACACGATTTATTTTGGGTCTGAATCAGCACAAAGAACATTCTTTGATAATCCGTTAAGAGTTAAATATACTCTTAATAATCAGCAATATCAAAGAAAAGAGCGCGGATGGATGCAAGTAAATCTCAATCAAAATCAGCTTTGGGATTGTACTTATTTAATGTTCCAAAATACCCATTACACATTAGCACCATCACAGAGTCAGGGAACTAGCTATAAATGGTTCTATGCGTTCATTTTAAATGTCGAATATGTAAATGAAAATGTATCAAGAATCAATTTTGAAATTGATGAAATGCAGACATGGATGTTTGACTATGTGCTTGATAAATGTTTTGTGGAAAGAGAACATAGCACAAGCGATGGTTTGTTTGAGAACATAGTTGAAGAGGACGTTGATATTGGTACAGATTTAAGCGTTCAGTTATTTAGAAGATATAATTTATCGCCATCAAAAGTTATGGTAATATATACCTCTCTTGTGGTTCCTGATGATGCTAGTGATCCAGACACAAAATATCATTTAGAAAGTGCCACACCTAGAAAAATAGGCGACTATTTTACTGGTATTGGTATGCGATATTTTGATCTAAATAGTTCGGCACCTGATTATGGGCTTGATGCTTTTGGCGATTTTCTTCATTTATATATTGATAACGGTTTTGAAGATGCTATATTATCAATATATCAGTATCCTAGTTTTATTATGAATACATACACTGACGAATACAGTACAGACACATGGTCATTGACACCTAATCTAACCAATGTTGACGGCTATGTGCCAAAAAATAAAAAATTATTTATATATCCCTATAATTTTTTGAAATTAAGTAATAATAAAGGTGAAGATGTAATTTATAAAAACGAAATGTGGAATAATCCTAGTCTGATTGGCGTTTTTGAATTAAGTGGGGTTGGCGTTGGGATTCCTAGTGTGATGTGCTATCCATTAAATTATCGAGATATTTCCAGAGATTATGAAAACGGTTTAATGTACACAGGTTTCAATGAGTGCGCATGGGCCGGTGACGCTTATCAAATTTGGTTAGCACAAAATAGGAAAAACAATGAATTAGGCGCTAAAATCGCTGTTGGCGCTTTATTGGTTGGCGCGGGTCTGGCTGTAGGCGGTGCAACAGCTGGCGCACTACCTATGATAACGCTACCACAATCTGTTCCTATGGAAATAGGTGCCGGCAATTTGTTAGGTCCCGCTATGGGAAATGTAGCAACCAAAATGGCTATTGGCGGAGGTTCTACGCAAATTGGCGGTTCCATGATTAAATATGGGGCAAGCGGATTGGTTGGCTTAATAACTAGAAAAATAGCGGCAAAAAATAAATTAGAGGCCACCCCTAGACCTGCACATGGCCACATGAATAACGACATATTCAATATGCAAATGGGACTGTGCGGTTATACATGTTATCAAATGACTATTAAGAATGAATATGCTAAAATCATAGATGAATATTTCAGTAGATTTGGATATGCCTGTAAAAGAATTAAGGTTCCTAATCGTAACGCAAGAGTTAATTGGACATACACAAAAACAATCGGTTGTGAAATTTCCGGTAATCTTCCTTCTGATTCAATTGCTAAAATTAAAAGCATATATGACAACGGCATAACATTTTGGAATGACGGCATGAATATTGGTAATTATGGTGACTTCACAAATCCTACCTATTGAGAGGTGCTAAATGGCTAAAAGAAAAAACCGAGAATTTTGGGAGAGTCAGAAATACAATAATGCTGAATTCTTACAGTATTATAATCGCCTAATGGCTCTCTCCATGAGCATGTTTGAATGGAAAAACATGCCAGAATCGATTGATACCAGATTCCTAGAACTTTGTCTTTTTGGCGATGGCATGTGCGTTTTCTTTAAAGATGAAGTTATGGGATTCCTTGCTTTACGTTGCATGATCGGTGGACAGCTTACTGTATATCAGATTCCTAAATATAGGCGAGCGTATGCAAGTAATGGGTATCAGATGGATTTGGACGAAACAAATTCTGTAATTATTTGGAATAACGAATTGCATACAAATTCAGCTCTTGATGTTGAAGTATTCTCCAAAAGACTTTATGAATTTGACCGCACGATTGAAGTTAATGTAAAAGCACAGAAAACGCCTATTCTTATTCTTTGCGATGATACACAGAGGTTAACGCTTGAAAACCTTTATATGAAATATGAAGGTAATCAGCCTGTTATTTACGGTGATAATAAAAATATTACGCCGGAATCCATTAAGGCTATCAGTACAGATGCTCCGTTTCACGGTACGGAATTATACGATTTAAAAACCAGATATTATAATGAAGCACTTACCTACTTAGGTATTTCTAATATTTCTTTCCAGAAAAAGGAAAGAATGGTGAGTGATGAAGTTATTAGAAATATGGGCGGAACAATTGCTAATCGTTACAGTAGACTTAATGCTAGAAAACAGGCCTGCAAAATGATTAACGAAATGTTTTCAGATGAACTTGATGACGAAATTGATTGCGTTTATCGTGAAGATTATCGTGAAGCTGACGATGAAATTATGTTTAAAGGCGAAACTGAAAGCGTTGTTAACGATGAAAATAACGTAAACGAGGGCTCTCCTATTGCATTAGATTTAAGAACGAATTGAGGTGATTTGATTGAGCAAATACACCACGGAGGTACGCTTTCTGTGCGAATCATTAACGGGTAACACAGAAAGCAAAGGATTTAATAATGTTGATGAAATCATAACGCAAGCGGCACCCATTATTTTCAGTTTCAATTTTCCGATTTATGACGAAGAATATAGGCTTGTGCTTGAAAAAAAGATTCTTAGACATTATTACACACGAGAAATTTGTGAAGAAACCTATGGCTTGTGGAAATTAAGACTAGAAGACAGATTAAATATCATAATGCCTTACTATAATCAGCTTTATAGAAGCGCGTTATTATCGTTTAATCCCTTCTATGACGTTGATTTAACAACAGAACATGCTGGAAATCAGAATGGCTTTGTTGATACTAATGACGTTGAAAATGTAACAAGGCAGAATGAGAGAAACACTAAGGCAAATGAAAATATTGATGAAGTTGGAAACAAAACTGGCGATAATAGAAATAATAGAGAAGAAAAGAAAAATAATGCTATCAATGAAACTGGCGTTAATAGCAATGTAAAAGTTGGCGATAATAGTAATGTTGAAAGCAATAACGAAAGTGTCGTTAATGAACACACTGGCACAGTTAAAGACGACAATATTAAAGAACATAACGTATTTAATAATGAAACGAACGAAAGTAATAGTGAATCACAGAAAACTGGAAATAAAGATAGCTCTTATGAAAGCGTGAATTCTCAGAATGGCAGTACCATTAGTGACGGCAAACAGACTGGCACTAATAAAAATACTCAGTGGGATTTATACAGTGATACGCCTCAGGGTGGTATTGACGGGCTTGAAGTCCCTAATACTCATGCACCTTCTTCACTTGAAAATAATCTGTATTTAACGACAGCTAGAAAAATTACGAATGACGGCACTACAACAGAGACCAATAAGCAAACCGATGTTAGCGATAGCGTTGGCACGGATAATGGAATTGGCAACGAGAAAAACAATGAAAGTAGTACGGAAAATATTAGGAATAATTCCGATAGAGTTGAGGCGGGAAGTGCAAATGAAAATAACGTAAAAACTTATAATGAAAAGAATGAAGAAACTGCTGGAAATAGCAAAGAAAATGTCGGAAACTATGTTGAAAGTAATGATGGCAGTAATGCCAGAGATGTTAAAGAGAACAGAAATACAACGGAAGTTAATGAAGGAATTTATGCTGAAACTAATGTTAATAACATTGGTAGAGATAGTTCTGAGAATAGCATGGAGGATAATAAAGAAAATGCTGTTAGAAGCGGTAGTAGAGTTAGCACTAACACCGATGAATATTTACAGAAGGTTGTTGGTAAAAGCGGTGGAGTAAGCTATTCTTCAATGCTTCTGGAATATCGAGAAACATTCATCAATATCGATGAAATGATTATCGAAGAACTTTCCGATTTATTTTTCGGATTATGGTAAAGGAGATTAAATATGCCTAAAAATCCTCATGCTGATTTCACGCCTACCCTTGCGGGATATTCTGGAATTTCGCCTTTTAGATTCTGGTGCCAGACTGCTTTACCGTTGACTTATGATGATAGTTTAAGCTATTATGAACTGCTGAATAAAGTCGTAAGTTACCTTAATCACACGATTGAGGATTTAACTAATGTCGAAAATAATACTTCTGAACTTGCTGAGGCATATGAAAAGTTACAGAAGTATGTCAATGATTATTTTGATGATATTGACATTGAAGTTGAGCTGAGAAATGTGCTTGATAAAATGGCAGAAGATGGCACACTTGATGCCCTTCTTGACCCTCTTGTTGAAAACCAGTTGCCCGGTGTTGTAGATGAAAAAATTGACGGCGTTGTTGCCAGTCAGATTGATGAAGCTGTGGCAGGTCAGATTGACGAAAGCGTTGCAGACCAGTTACCCGGTTTGGTTGATGCAGGTATTCCGGAAGAAGTTAGCGATTGGCTTGAAAAAAATGTTGACCCTGCTGGTTCTGCTGTTATGGTAGACGGTAGTTTAACTATTAGTGGTGCCGCCGCTGATGCTAAAGTGACTGGTGATGAAATTGGTAACTTAAAAAAATCGTTACAAAACGTCCTCGCTCCTAATATTTTCGAGGGCTATACACCGTTTCCGGGATATTATGATGGTACTGCGCGCGCTTCAGAAACTTATAACTATTATAAAATACCCGTAACAAAGGGAGCGACATATTACATACATCCTAAAATTAGAATGTATGTAATTGAAAACATCGCTGGGTCAGTTGTACAGAGTGATTTAACAGATAAGCAAACAGCATTTACTGCAAATTACGAGGGTTATGCGTATATTACAACGTACACAGCGGATGAAGTTGTTGGACATACTATCGTTTTCGAGCATATTGAAGAATCGAACAACAAATTCAGAGAAATAAACAATAATTTTAGAGATATTTTGTCAAAAAACATATTCTCTTATTATACCCCCGTAATAGGCAAATACTATGACGACAGAGAACGCGATGGCGCATCGTATAATTACTATATAATTCCTGTAATAAAAGGCGCAACATATAGTTTTTATCCAAAAATCAGAATGTACACTATCAAAGAAAATGATATTATCGTACAATCCGACTGGACGGACAAACAGACAGCATTCACTTCAAACTATGATGGTATGGCTTACATTACGGTATCTGCACAAGATAATGTGAAAATGTACTGTGTGAACGATATTTCAAAAACAAACCGCGAAGTTATAGAAACCTATGATTTAACAAAGTTGGCAAAAAAGCGCGTTATAGGCAAATACATTGGCATAAATGGTGCGGAGGGACCTTCGGCAACATATAATTATTATGCGGAGATTCCTCTTGTATCAGGAAACACTTACCATTTTATGGGAAAAGGCGCAAGATTTGTTGTGTTATATAATGGCGGAAATATCGTCCAAACCGCTGAAAATGTTTCCATTTTCACCGCGAACGATTCCGGCTTGGCATATATCACAGAATATGCAAGCGATCCGATTTCCGTTAATCTATATAATGATTTCCATAAATTGGAATCGTGGATAAATAAAAATGTCAATGGAAAGGTTGGAACTGCCACTTCCAATACAATATCTTTTGATACGAACGAGGGAGATATTTGCTATTTCAAGCTGAATGGGTATAGTGGGCAATACTTCACTAATTGCCTGCTCTATGCGGTGCAAAGCGGCGGCAACACTATTGTAGCTTCCCTTTATTCCGACACAGGTGAATATGTATATACCGCGCCAAATGCCACAACTTATATTGTCTATATAAACAAATCCCAAAGCGAAACAGCAACAATTGATTTCGAATTAACGAATCTTAGCAAAAACACTATTTTCAACAGCATTGAAAGGCATAATATCACAAATCGGTTTATGCCGCACATTTACGGAAAAAAGATTGCTTGCTTAGGAGATAGTTTTACTTATGGCGTTGACACTTATGTTGCAAAACTTAATAAAAGATATATGTCACACGCTAAAAACTATGGTGTGGCAAGTAGCCGTATTGTGTTAGATACAACTTCGGGTGGTACGACAATACAATCATTCTTAAATCGTTATTCAGCAATGGATAATGATGCTGATATTGTTACCATTTTCGGTGGTATAAATGATTCGTATGATTTAGGCTCTGGCGCGTTGGTATTAGGAACTATCGACAGTCCTCTTGACACTACAACATTTTATGGAGGGCTGAAACTTCTGGTAACGAACCTAATGAAGAAATATCCCGATAAACAGATAATCGGAATTATACCGCCTGACTGTCAAACCGGAGCTTATTATATCGCAAATCTCCCCGTCGTTCAGAACGCAGAAAGAGAAGTATATAATATGTATGGCATTCCGTTTATTGATATTAAACGAGAATGCTATAAAATGGCAACACTTCCGGAAATGGTTGCATTATACCGCGCGGCTGTTGATAATATCCATCCTTCAAACGCCGGGCAAGAAGCGTTGTGCGATACCATAGCGGCAGGAATCAGACGAATAATTTGCTAAAGAAATCTTTAACCGTGAGGTAATTTATATGAAAAAACCGTGGAAATATTATGATAAGAACTTGCCATGCAATAAGAAAAAATGTGATACAAATACACGCGCTTCTTGTTGCGGGTGCCCCGAATATTTTGAATACATGAAGAAAAAGGACGAAAAGAAAGCAAGAGTGAAAACTCATTAAAGAAAACTTTAAGTCACTAACTACATAATCGAAAAGCAGGGAATACGAACAAGTGTTCCCTGCTTTTTTTGTTGCGATATATGAATGCTCAATAGTTTTTCTGTTTTTCCCCTCAATTTTTAATGCCATAAAATAAGCATTTAAAATCTCTTCTGTTTCGTGCATTTCTTCTGGTGAAATTATTTCGTCAATTTCGTAATTTTCTGATACGCTTTCTGCAATTTGTGTTACCTGATTTGCTTGCTCAATTGGCAGTACATCGTGAAATCCTTTTGACATTTCTTCTACCATTGTTTTCTCTGAAATACTGACATTGCTTTTACTCCTTTTAATAATTATTATACTTTAAGTACATTATCATTATATCACAATATGGTTTATTTGTCAATAGATTTTGGAAAAAAATAATGTACCAAAATGCTATAAAATGTGGTACGCGAAACGCGAATACTGCTATT